GAAGATCTTCATCAGTTTTGATCCACATGTTCTTTTCGTTCTTCCACTCAGTCATAGTTGCTGTCTGACCCTGCTCATTCTCAAAGACAATCTCCAAGAAATCACGACCGTTTGTGGTTTTGTTTACGTTAACCTCTTTCAAGATTACATTTTCGTTGATGCCTACAGGCATATATGAAGAGCTAAACTCTTCGTTGTTTGTTGTTGCTGTTTTTGTACTATACATAATTTCTCGACTTAAAGTTCTACGCTTATTTAAATATTCTATCCCAGTGTGTTACAAGAGCATCTTTCTCATCATCCCATTCTGCTACAACAATGTCTTTGTTTCGAAGATGGTCGATTCTTGTACCCTTTATATAATTATCACCACCTACAAACGATAGATGTGTTTCTTTTCCCTTTCGGTAACAATATCCAATGCAATCATAAAACCGCTCTACCTCTTTCCTGGTTTGTTTAGGTAAAGAAAGAGAAGTTCTCTGAATTGCATCAGATTTTCCATCTACGTCTTCGTATGTGTGACAAGTTATAATAAAGGTATCACAAAGACCTTCAAATAATGAAAGAATTCTGTCTATACAAGAATATAATATTCTATATCCAGCACCGAATCCAATATCTCGAACATCTTTTCCTGTCCAATCTTTATCAACGGTTTGTTTATATTCTCGTGCTGCCCAAGGCAAACAGATTTCTTCCAATCGTGTAGCAGTGTCTATTGTGATATATTTGTAGAAGTTATGTCCAACCTCAGCGTTTTTCTCTCGAATTGCTTGAGCTATTTGACCTAAATCTTCTACAGAACGTGCTTGTACAGCCATTGCATCCATATACTCAGTTCCTCCTTCTGTATCAATTATAAGATTGTTCTCTAATTGAGCCAGCATGGAAGACTTTCCTATTTTTGCTTGACCATATATAACCATTCGCTTAGGATTGAATTTACTAGCGGGTACTTTTTCTGTAGGTACGGTTATCATATTGACTTATAGTTCTAATGATTTGTTTAAAGATTAATGTTGATATCAATATCAGCGTTCGTATAGATGTCAATAATAATCTTCTTTTTCTTCGGGGTGAGCTTATTCAAGAAAGACATACTGTTAAACAGCGAGTACTTGTAAGACTCGTGGCCAATCTGAATCTCATCGTCGAAGAAGATGATGGGAGTACCATCACTCAGAGTATACAACGTGTTAAGTTTGAAGGGAAGAATATAGGACTTCTTCGGCTTCTTATAATTGGCAAGGAACATAGCAGCATTGAGGAAATCGTTGTTTAGCTCCTTAGTAGGCTTAGCGTTCAACAGAATATCATCAATATAATCCAGATTGTTGCTAGACTTGAACAGGTAACTGTTCTTATCAATCACATCAGCAAGTATAATATCATCAATAATCTTGCTATAATCGGGTTTGCTACTAGTGTGAAAAAACGTATTAGTGTTCTTCTTACCAAAACTATATGTCGTAATCATAATTCAGCCTAATTTTTAAGTTAATACTTGTCTTCCGCATTAACTTTCGATCAGATTATTGTACATCAAATCGTTCTCGAATTCCAATATACAAGGTTTACCTGCATCTCTATTTTTTAACATATGCATGTACACCTTGTTTTGTGTAGGTAAACGGTTTGGACCGTACTCTTGGATGTTCAATATCTCTGGTCGGTGCATAACGAGGACGTAGTCACTCGCTTGAAACATTGCGTCAGACGATGATAAATCACTTCGCATCGGGTAATGACTCGATGGATTGTTTATCCTCTCTGAAGACTCGATATTTCTATTCATCTGTGCAATCTGCACTACTGATGTAAGCGGGAACTTTTTAGCTTGTATGAATATTCGCTCTAATTCAGATGTTGTTTCTATTACAGAACCAACTTGCTTAGTCAATAATGTATGGTCATACACTATAATAAAGTGTTTGTTCGTACCTTTTACATAGTTTTCATAGAAAGATCTAATAGTTTTTTCTACCTCTGAAGGAGTTGTAGGATTATCTACAAAGTATATTGGATACTCCTTCAGTTTATTAGATACTGCAATGACTTTCTTAAACGTTTCGTCATCAAGGTCCGTTTCCGAACTATACAGAGTAGAAGTCGTTTTACGAAGCTTATTCGAAAGCGTCCTTCCAACCTGCCTAAATCCAACCATCTCTAAAGAGAAGTTTAGAATAACTATTTCTTCAGTTGGATTCAAATCAATTAAGTCGGTAGTCAAGCTGTTAACCCAACTTGATTTCAGTTTTGTTATCATTAGGCTTTTTATCCTAATTTCTACATCCTTCACTGCTTATGATGTAGCTCCGCGTACATTTTCACCTGTTCTAGGTGCCGGACACTCTTGGAGACATTATATTTATTCAGTCTCTACGCTGTACGGTGATTCAGAACCTTTCGTAATTTCTGAATTTACCACGGTGTTCTCTTCCCAAAGTTCACCGTATTTGCCCAGTCGTAATTTATACTCTTCCAAGTATAAACGGCAATGTTCTAAATATTTATCGTATTTCCTATCTAACCTTATAGAACTATTCTTATACAAATAATTAGCAATAAAAAATGCTGTTTTTCCTTGAAATGTCAGTTGCTTTACTGATTCATTGTTTTTATTGTATATAGAAAGCTCATAATCTAATGGTAACCAATGTTGTATATTTTCCAACATATCGTATGTTCCTAATATTGATAATAATGCTCGTTTATGATTTTTATCACAATAACTTAAACATCCATCACCATCCACATACCCTCTTATAAAATGTTTTATCAACTTTTTATCAGAAAATATAGAAACATTTGGAAATTTTAAAGTTAGAGATTTTCTTGGAGTACATCCATAAGAAACCAATGTTTCAAACATGTGTTTACTATTCCATCCCAATCTACATCTATCCGCATCTTTAAAATTAGTTTTTGACTCTTTAACTTCTGCTTCCATATTTAAAGCATTTCTCAATTTTTCTAAATGAGACTTGTCTTCTATTTTTAAAGATACTTCTATTCTATAGTAAGCTTTAATTTTTCCTTTATACATTCTTGTTGGACCACTTATACTTCCATCTGCAAATAAGAAGCCAAGCCAATAAGCTTTTTCTTCTGTATTTATGTTATCAAAAAAGTATTCGTCTTTATATTTTGCGTTCATGTTTTTTATTATTAACGCAAAACAGGTCAGTTAGGTTGCAGTTTACAAATATTTTATTACCAGTTCCAGATATACCAGCTATGGTGTAAACGGTATTTGGTTCAATACCTCCCATACACTGCTTATTGAACTTATTCCATCTAGTTTTGAGCGAAGTAATCTTGTGCTCTCTACGACCTGCGATGTAGTTGATTGCTTCTTGAGCAACAACTGACATAGGTCTTATGTTAGATAAGTTCTGTTCCATAAGAGTTTACTGGTGTTTGCTGATTATCATTCATTTCGTCTTCAATTGCTTCCCATTGACTACGGGTTAACCAATTCCACATAGTCATCATATAACTAAGGCTTCCTTCACGCATTCTCTTAGAGACTTCGTAATCTAGACACTTGATTATATGTTCTGCCATAGCTGAACTACGGCCGCATTTGAGGTTAAAGAAATGACGACACTTATTTACGTTTGCACGCAAATAAGACTTACTGCCATCTGCTCGAACAACATACACGGGATACATATCGTAGAAGAGATCAAAATAGTCCTTCTTAGGTGCTACTTGACCTTTTAACTTCTCCGTCGCTTCATATGTAACTGAATCATCTCTCCCTATCGAGGTGATCAAATGTTGGTCGACTAAGTATTGTATTTCGTCGTCGCTGATTAGGCTGACAATCTTGCGGACGTCTTGATATTTTGGTTGATTCTTATCCAATACAATACTTAGGAACAATAATTGATTTGAGTTTAGCTCTGGATTCTCATCCAAAAGCTTTGTATTTACTTCAATAATCATATTGACTCGTTGGTTCTCTAATTACTAAAATAAAGATAGCTGTTGTTCAGTAAAGTCCGCTATCACTTTTCTGGCTTCACTGATGTAGTAACGATAGTTAATCTTTCGATCTTCTATCGGGAGATCATCAAACTTATTCAGGATTGTTACTCCTGACTTCGTTAGCATATTCTCTGGGGTTTCCCCAGGTTTTTGTTTGAATAGGTATGACCCATTCGTGCTCGCGTAGTATCTGTTAATACGTTGTACAGGTTTTTCTCCGTGTACAACTTTGAATTTCTTATCTACTGCTTGTGACATTAAGAAATCCCGGATGTCTCTGTCCTTCTTAACAAATTCAGCCACAGGTATATGTTGGGTGAAGTATGCTATTACTGCCTTAGGTATAACCACTGGCTGCAGTCCCTTTCCGAGTTTTGTTTTTGTAATAAACATACCTTTTTCTTCAATTTTTCCGTCTTTCAAGACCCCAAAGTAGTCATTGATGGCGTATTGATAGAATGCTTCGTACTCATCCACTTCAAACCCAAGCTGGGTAATCTGTTCAACCTCTGAGATGGCTCTCTCAATTCCTTCTCTAAGGCTGTTTTTAGCCCTGTAGACAACGCCATCCGGTAAGTCCCCATACTTTCGTATGGGGCCTGACTATATCTTTATATCAATTCAAAATGATATTTATCCATCAATAGATTATTTCTTGTGAAACAGGTACTAGTATATCCTCTCCACATATTGAAAAATCTATCACATTCATTAAAAGATTTAAACGACAATTTTCCGTTTTCTGTATATACAACAAGACTTTTCTTTTGTGTTGTCTTTTTAATTATTGTATACCCTTTATACGGCTTCTTTTTCTTATACGCGGTCATCATTGCTGATTTGTTTCCATTTAAATAACTACTGGCTTCGACCCAACTATTGAATTGTAGCAATTCGTTATCTTTCTGGAATACAAGTTTGCATGCGTTCTTTTTGTTGTTAAACGCTATTTTTTGATGAATTTCTTCATTATGTCTATATTGTTTACTTTTCTCTGCAATATGTTGTTTCCATTCTTCAGTAAGTTTTCTTCCTTTATTTGGACTTCCTGATAATTCTGGCTATTGACAAATATTGTACTACGGATTAAATGTTCTTATGTAAAATCCTTCTCTTTCGTGTATTTCTAACTCGGATGAGTTTTCCATAATTTCAATAAATTCTACATAAAAACTATCAAATCCGTATTTACGAAATGCAGAATATAATATAGGACAACAATTTTTATTTTGCAAACAACATGCACAATGTTCTAATAAGCGTTCTTTAAAGTTTCTACAAGTACTACCAATATAAAAATGATTATTTATTTTGTTAGTAATCTTATAAACCCCCTGTTTATTTAAATCTTTTGGATTGCAAATATGAAATAAAATCTATCTTTTCATAATATACCCACCTTTTCCATTAATATTAATGTACTCCCTCACGGGATAGTCGATGAACGTCTTTCTAACTAGTTTAGAAATTTCGCTGCTGATTGTCCAATCTTTGTAATTTTCAAACGTTCACGTTTACAATTACTTGTTGCGTTGTAGTTTACAAAGCTCTAAGGAGTTTCCAGCAATTAAATGGGTTTTACAACACCAATATTCATAGTGTTGACTTGAATTATTTCTACTCCAAGTTCTAATAACCTGTCTACGAGCATTAGAAGGATTAGCTGACCGTTTATTCTAATCCTAAAAACATTGAACGGATCATACATCCAACTTACCTCCTGTTGCATCTTTCCTGTAGGAGAATTAAGCACGATCTTTGGAAACAGATTCTTAA